CATATACCCAAGGGAATAAAATGTCTGAATTCTTTTCAATTGTAACAAATCTGGGACTGCAGAAACTGGCCGCATTGCCGACTGGCGAAACATTGACTCTGACACATATGGCGTTCGGGAACAGCACACTGGAACCAACCGCAGATATGACAGCACTGCACAGTGAACAATACCGGTGCGAACTGACCAAGGTCCAGGTGGACAAGATGGATAAAAACAACCTGGTAACCGAGGCGACTATTGAGGCAGACGTTGGTGGATTTTGGATCCGTGAAATCGGTATTTATGACGAATTCGGGGACCTGTTCGCAGTGGGCAAATACCCAGCCACCTATAAGCCGCTTGAAACCGAGGGAACTGTTAAAGAACTGGGGGTGCGAATGATATTGCGTGTGTCCAATGCGGACAACGTAATCGTCACATACTACAAGGGCATCATTGACGGTGCAGCAAACACAGACCTGGACAACCTGACATTCGCAGGCCAGCAAAAGTTTGATGAAAAAGCACCGCTTGAATCACCGTCTTTGACCGGCACACCAACGGTGCCAACCGCCACCCAGGGCGACAACACAACACAGATTGCGAACACCGCATTCGTGGCAAGGGCTGTTGCAGCAGCAATAGAGGCATTGATGGGTGCTGCTCCTGATGCTCTGAACACCCTCCAGGAACTCGCAACGGCACTGGGCAATGACGAAAACTTTGCAACAACAGTAACCAATGAAATCGCCAAGAAAGCAAACATTGCATCGCCAACATTCACCGGCACACCCAAGGCACCAACTGCAGCAGCCGGCACAAACACAACCCAGATTGCGACAACCGCATTCGTAACTGCAGCGGTGTCGGTTGTTTCGCAGGCCATAACAACGGCTGTGAACAATTTGGTGGGTTCTGCCCCAGACGGTCTGAACACACTCCAAGAACTTGCAGCCGCAATCGGAAATGATACCGCATATTCAACAACGGTAACCAATGCGCTGGCGAATAAAGCGAACAAAACTGGCGATACTGTAACGGTGGCAAACGCAACACCGACATCAGCATTTACAACCAGAAACATCAAAGCACAAACCACAGACCCAGGGGCCGGCAGTTCGCTGACCACTGGGCAAATTTTACTGGTTTATGAATAAGGAAAAACAATGGCAAAGAACACATTGATTGGGGTCAGCAGCACAGCCAAAAAGGTAACCAAAATCTATGTCGGTGTCAGCAATTTGGCCAAGAAAGTCAAGAAAGGCTACATCGGTGTCGATGGGGTTGCAAAGCTGTTTTATACAGGCGATCCAGTGCTGATATTCGAAACCCAGACGGCCGGTTCAACAACACTGTCGCTGTCAGCAGGCACCTACGAAATCACCCTGATTGGCGGTGGTGGTGGCGGTGTTGCCAGACGTAGCACCGTGACCGGCGGCAAACACTATGCCCAGGGTGGTGTTGGCGGAACATTGCAGATACTTGCAAAACTGACAGCAGCCGCATCGGTAACCGTGACCTGTGGCGGTTATGGTTCAAGTGCCGCAGATACATTCAGCAGTGCATCAGGTGGCACAACATCAGCAACCGCAGGTGGTGCATCAACGATCACAGGATTCACAAACCTGACAGCCAGTGCCGGTGGTGGCACCGGTGCCAGCATTCGTGCCACATCAACATCTGGTGCGAACCGAACAGTTGGAACAATTGGAACGGTCAGCGTATCAGGTTCCGCATTACAGGAAACACTTATTAACAACCCAAGTTCCTGTACACCAAGTCAGGCGACATCAACCGCAACCACACGTGCGGTCAATGGTCGTGTCAATGACAACTGGCCAGAAGACACCACTCGTGGCAAAGGCGGTGACGTTGGTTGGAACGGCACAACGTTCATAAAAGGAACTGGTGCCACAGGCTTTGTACGCATACGACAAATGTGAGGAAAACAATGACAGATACAGATAGAGATTTTTTCAGATGGACACGTGATAAACAAGGCGCATTTTCCAAGAACTTGAAACATGAACTGGACAAGAAAATGCCAAAGTCCGGTGGCACGATGACAGGACCATTAGAAATATCATTTCATAGCAAAGAGTTACAAGTAGAAAAGCTTGCTACACTAAGAGTTACATATGGCGAACCAATTAGACACAACTATTCTTGGACGATTGGCTTATTAAATTACTCACCAATAGCATACGTTTACTGCGACAATGTCCGATTATTTGGCATCAGTAGTGGGCTGGGCATTTTCCCAAACAATCCGAAAAACAGTAGCTTTACACTAGGTTACTATGGCAGTAGATGGCCGAATGTGTACGCCAACAAACTAAACAATGGCGGCGACATAGAAATACCTGAGAAAGCCGGCACGATGGCATTGTTGTCCGATATTGAGGACGTGTTGCGCAAATACAACCTGATACCACAGCAAGAACCGGAGGTGCCAGATGACGGAACACAAGAATAGAGATTTCTACCGCTGGACTAGGGACAAGCAAAAGGCATTTGAAGAGCAAGTCAAAGAGGCAAATGACAGTAAGTTCCCAAAGTCAGGCGGCACTATAAATGGTCCAATAATAATTGAACCACCAGCAGAAAAGATAGGTTATCAAAAAGTAGTAGAATTTAAGGTCAAATATAGCACAGAAAGCCAACAGCTATATAACTGGTCTTTTACTGTTTGTAGTGTGTCACCGTTATTGTATTTGACCTGGTTTAGTAACAATCTTTTAGCAGTTTGCCCAACACTTGGTTTATTCCCAGCAACAACTGATACAAGATTCACCCTTGGTTATTACAACTCGCCCTGGCCAAATGTTTATACCAAGAAACTAAACAACGGTGCTGACCTGGAACTGCCAACCAAGGCAGGAACAATCGCACTGTTATCAGACATCGAAGACATATTAAAAAAATACAACCTTATCCCAGAAACAAAGGAGTAAAGCATGGCAGATAAGTTCTTACACGGCATAGAGGTCGTGGAACTGGACGGTGGCGCACGTCCGGTGCAGACGGTTACATCATCTGTAATCGGTTTGATCGGAACCGCACCCCAGGGACCGGTTAACACACCAACACTGATATTAGGAAACAAAACCGAGGCAGTAAAAATCTTCGGCGAAGACACAGACGGATACACCATTCCGGCGGCATTGAACGGCATCTTGGATCAGACCGGTGCAGTGGTCGTGGTTATTAACGTGGCAGATCCGGAAAACGAAGACCATTTGGGCGATGATGGCGAATTAGATCCAACAACGATAACAGAGGCAGACATAGTCGGTGGCACAAATGCAGACGGCACATACACAGGTGTCCAGGCATTATTGGCGGCACAATCTGAATGTGCGGTCCAGCCACGCATATTGATTGCTCCAGGGTTCACACACACAACCCCAGATGGTAGCACATCAAACCCAGTTGTTGATGCATTGACCACAATCGCAGAACGTCTGCGTGCGGTCATTATTGCAGACTGTCCAAACGGAACCAAAGAACAAGCAACCCAGTTCCAAAAGAAAATCAGCAGCCCACGTGTCTATTCTGTATACCCATGGGCCAAGGTTCTGAAAGGCGATACGGTGGTTGAAGAACCATTCTCAGCACGTGTGGCAGGTGTTATTGCCAAATCAGACAATGACCGTGGGTTCTGGTATTCACCATCGAACCAAATTATCAACGGAATTGCAGGCGTATCCAAACCGATTGACTTCACTTTGGGCGATGCAGCATGCGTTGCAAATTACCTGAACGAAAACAACGTGGCCACTGTAATCCAGCAAGACGGATTCCGTTTGTGGGGCAACCGCACAGCAAGTGCAGATGCCAAATGGTGCTATCTAAGCATTCGCAGAACCGCAGATATGATCAATGACAGTCTGTTGAAAGCACATCTGTGGGCAGTCGACAGAAACATAACCAAGACATACAAAGACGATGTTGTTGAGGGCGTGAATAACTATCTGCGATATCTGAAGAACATTGGTGCCATCATCAACGGCCAATGTTGGGCAGATCCGGCATTGAATGCAGCGGATCAGGTGCAGCAAGGCAAAATCACATTTGACTTTGATTTCACCGCACCATATCCGGCAGAACACATCACATTCCGCAGCCGTCTGACCACAGACTATTTGGAAGAAATCTTTGAATAACAAAGGGGAACAATATGACTAAAATCCTAAAAAACTTTAATTTGTTCGTGGACGGCCGTGGGTATGCCGGACGTGCCGAAGAAGTCACACCACCAAAACTGACAATCAAGACCGAAGAATTGAGAGCCGGCGGTATGGATGCCCCCATTTCAATTGATTTGGGAATGGAAAAACTGGAATGCGGATTCAGCCTGGTTGAATACGATCCGAACCTGATGCAGCAGTTTGGATTGATATCTGGGAATGCGGTTCAGGTAACTTTGCGTGGTGCGCTGGTTGACGATGAAACAACGACCCCAATGACAATCCAGATGCGTGGAATGTACACGGAACTGGACTTTGGGACATTTAAGGCCGGCGATAAAAGCACATTGAAATGCAATGTCGCATGTCGCTATTACAGCCTGACCATAGACGGAACGCAACTGATTGAAATAGACGTGGACAACATGGTCCGCAACATCAATGGCACAGACCAAATGGCAGAAATACGTGCCGCATTAGGAATATAAGGAAAACACAATGAGCAACATCAAACTGAAATACCCCATCACCGTTGATGGGGTTATTTACAATGAACTGAATATGCGCCGGTCCAAGGTGCGTGACAGATTGGCAGTAACCGCAATGAAATGCAGCGATGAACAGAAAGAAATAACCCTGTTTGCGAACCTGTGCGAGGTGGCACCAAAGGTCATCGAAGAACTGGACGAAACAGACTACGCATCGGTTCAAAAGGTATATATGGGTTTTTTCGGATCGGGTCCGGAAACCTCAGACGTGAAATAGTTGTCGTGTCGGCAATCACCCACTGGCAACTGAGTGAAATCTTGGAAATGACAGAAGAAGAATTCTATCAATGGCACCAGACAGCGGTTGCCGTTCATAAGGAAATGGTGGGATAAATGGGCGTACAGACAGCAGTACAAGTCATCATCGGTGCAGAACTGGGCAATGGTTTCAAGGGTGTATTCAGCTCAACTGAAAAGCAACTGGGAACACTGGGTAATGCGATCAAGAAACTGGACACAACTAGCAAGGACATAACCTCGTTCAAGCAACTGCGAACAGATACAGTTTCAACGTATCAGCAATGGCAAAAGGCAGAAAGCGAGGTCAAGAAACTGGCCACCGCAATCAGCCAGACAGACAAGCCATCAAAGCAACTGAACAACAGTTTCAGGACGGCCAAGAAAGAGGCATTGCTGGCCAAGACCGCATACCAGCAGAACCGCAGCAGCCTGCGTGAATTATCCGCCAGCCTAAAACAGGCAGGTGTAGATACCAAAAACCTGAACAAGGAACAAAATGCGCTGGGCAAAGCACTGGACACATTGCGATCCAGACAGTCCGCAATGGCCGCAATACACAGCAAGCAGCAAGCCAACCTTGCACAGCGTGCATCGTATCGCAGCCAGATGATGGACGTTGTGTCCCTGGGGACCAGTTTATACGGACTGGTCAAACCAGCGGTTGCATTTGAATCCGCAATGGCAGATGTGAAGAAAGTCATAGACTTTGACAGCCCCGAAGAACTGCGGCAGATGGAATCCGAGATAAAGAAACTGTCGGAAACAATTCCTCTGACCTTAGAGGGGCTGGCACAGATTGTTGCAGCCGGTGGTCAATTGGGGGTTCCAAAAGACCAGCTGACAGATTTTGCAGAAACGGCTGCACAAATGTCTGTTGCATTCGACATCACTGCTGACGAGGCCGGTCAATCAATGGCAAAGCTGTCCAACGTTCTGCAGATGCCAATTCGGGAAATGAGCAAAGTTGGGGACGTAATAAATCACCTGTCGAACAACATTGCAGCAACGGCCCCTGAAATTGTAGAGGTCAACCTGCGTGCCGGCGCAATGGCAAAATCATTCGGGCTATCCTATAACGAGGTGTCCGCACTGGCTGGTACATTCGTGGCAATGGGTAAGACACCAGAAATCGCCGGTACCGCTATCAACATGATGGCCAGCCGCCTGAAACTGATACCGGTATCTAGCGGTGCTGCACGTGATGCCTTTGACCAGCTGGGCATATCAATGGAACATTACACCGAACTGGTGGAATCCGGCAAAGGAACCGAGGCAATGCTGACGGTGCTTGAGGCATTGACCAAGATCCAAGGCGTAAAGCGTTCCCAGATCATGAAAGATATGTTCGGGGAAAACGCAAACCGCCACATCAATTCATTGGTTGAGGGACTGGACACACTGAAAGCAAATTTGCACCTGGTTGCAAATGAAACCGAGTATGCCGGATCAATGCAGCGTGAATTCGCAGCACGATCCGCCACAACGGAAAACAACCTGCAACTGTTAAAGAACCAGATGGCAGTTCTGGCAACGAATGTTGGTGCGACATTACTGCCGGCAATCAACAGCGTTGTTGGCATATTCGGCAAAGCAGCCAGCAGTCTGGCCGAATTCGCAGAAAAGCATCCGACACTGGTCAAATACATTGGCCTGGCGGTGGCAGGCATGACATCGTTCAAGATTGCATCGTTTGCACTGGGATATGGGTTCACATTCCTCAAAGGCGGTGCGCTGGCCATCATTGGGGTATTCAGCAAAGTTAAGACGATATTCTCGGTCGCCAAGATCGCACTGGGGGCTGTGATACCGGTTATCAAGGCGGTTGGGACGGCTTTCCTGACCAATCCGGTGGGACTGATAATCACAGGGATTGCAGTCGGGGCCGCACTGATAATCAAATACTGGAAACCGATATCCGCATTCTTCAAGCGGTTGTTTGAGCCAGTGGTTCAGGTATTCAAGCAGGTATGGAACTGGATCACAAACCTATGGGAAAAAGCCAAGAACATATTCAACGGCGTAAAAGAATGGGTCAAAGACAGCTGGGTTGGCAAGGCCTGGAACTGGGCATTTGGCGATGACGAAGAAGAAACAGAAAAACCGCCCAAGGTTGGCGACACAGTATCCGTCATCAACGAAATGACCAATGAAGCCGCACCGGTTGAACTGCCACAATCCAAGATATCCAACAACAACACATCAAGTGTGGCGATATCGGCACCCATAACGATAAATGCAGCACCAGGAATGTCGGCCGAAGACGTTGCAGCAGCCGTCCAGACAGAACTGAACAATCGTGAACACCAAGCAACACGGCGAACACGCAGTGCAAACTATGACTAAGGGATAAACAATGGCAATCGGGGACTTACTGAAATCAGTTGGTGGGGATATGAACCTGAATTCGGCCCTGGACATCAACATGATGATGATTCTGGGGGCGTACAGGTTCTGCATATCCAATGCAGCATACCAGAGTCTTAGCCGGTCAACCGAATACAACTGGGCGGAACAGGAACGGTTGGGAACCGGACCGGCTTTGCAGTTTGTTGGTGCCGGCCCAGAAAAGATCAGCCTGCATGGGGAAATATATCCGCACTTCAAAGGCGGTCTGCGCCAGGTAACCCTGATGAGGGCTGAGGCCGGACTGGGAATTCCCCTGATGCTGATATCGGGTAATGGAATGGCGTTTGGCCGATGGTGCATAACCAGCATCAGCGAAGACCAGACATATTTCCTAAAAGACGGAACCGCACGCAAGATATCGTTTTCAATAACCCTGCAGA